GTGGACTGGCCTTTCCTCTTTTGCCGTACATAGGATTTTTAATTCCAATTTTAGATTCAGCTTGCCTTTTAATCCCTGGATGATCTTTTTTAGTCAATCCTTTACTCCAGCCTGGCTTTCCTTTAAGTCTTTTAGACATCAGTTTAGAAAAATATTCTCTCCTTTTATCATCCCACTGAAGGACAATTCTATCATGATGAGAACGTTGTGGAATATTAAGCATTCTCAATGCTCTAGGAATAACACGATTACTCAGGTTAAGCCTTTTTGTAATTTGGCGAACAGGTGTTTTATCCAAAACATACCATTGATAAATAAGTTCCTGCCAAGTCTTGGGATATTGGTCAGTTGCCTCTTCAAGCGTTCTTATAAATTTATGATTGTAATGGCATTTTTGAGAGCAATAGCTAATTTTTACATTTTTGCCATAAACATCCGAAGGCTTTCTATAAAAGGTTTTGTTGCAAACTGGACAAGTAAAAAATTTTCCATTCCTTTTTTGTTTATTACTACATTCTCGAGAACAATAATTATGTTTTCCAATATGAGAAGAATCTCTATAAAAAGATTTATTACAAGTTGGACAAATCAGGTATTTTCCATTTTTTCTCATAATTATATTATATCAAACAAACGTACAAGATGTCAATGCACAATTGGTGCATACATCGAAGACTTGGGAGAATTCAATGAAACATGAAAAAGAAAGAACAAAATATGTAGAAGCCAGACCAGAGAAAGCTGGCGAATTGGCAAAAAAGCTACACATAAAAAAAGATGAAATTCAATTTGTAAGGAAAAGCTATATCTCAGAGAAAGGCGATGTAAACGAAAAAGAGCGTTCAATTATAGCAACCGTTTCGACTGCTGATAGAGATCGGGATGGGGAAATAATAGAACCAACTGGAATTGATTTAAAAGATTATCAAAAAAATCCAGTTCTTATGTGGGCTCATACGTATAAGGAACCACCTATTGGGCGTATGATGTGGGGGAAAATAGACAAGGAAAAAGGAATGATTTGTAAATTCCAATTTGCAAAAACACAATTTGCAGATGAAATTTATAATCTTTACAAGGATGGATATTTAAAGGGTTTTAGCATAGGTTTTGTTCCGTTAGATTTTGATGAGAAAGAGAAGATTCATAAGAAAATAGCACTTCTTGAAATATCTGCTGTCCCTGTTCCCTCTAATCAAAATGCTCTTATTATGGAGGCCTACACAAAAGGCATTATCAAATCAAGTCGCCTCAAAAAGGACTTAGAGATTGAGGTTGTGAAGGATGAGGATATTGAGATTGAATTTATAAAAGGCGATGGTGGAGTGATAACCTTTGGTCGCAAGGATAAAGAAATTGAGGTGATAAAGGAAAAGCATAGGCATGAGTGGGAGGAAGTCAAAGGCAGAAGGGGCGACCCAAGCAAACCGACAGCTATATGTATTAAATGCGGAGAACACAGTTTCGACGCAATAGAATTGCTAATATCGGAGGGCATGAGTGATAAAAAAGAAAAAGAGATCAAAGGGGAAAAGGCGGAGAAGGCAGGAGCAGAAGAAGAAAAGGCGATTGAAAATGTACAGAAAGACATCGATCGGTTATCACGGGGTGGAGAAAAATACACTCAGGCTTTTATTGAAAAATATGAACTATCTATTCCAGAAACTGCAACAAGCTTGATGGATATTATCAAGAGATTTGCGAAGAAATATAAATATAATATTTCTTATGATAAAAAAGGTGACGTGGTTATAACAAAGCCGGAAACGACCGACCAATATCACCGCATCCCAGTCAATCCAGGATGTAAAATAACAGCAACCATAACCATATCAGCAAAGGAAGGTATTAAGGCGTTGTATTGCGGAGAGGTTAAGAAAGTTCATACATATCTTTTTGATGTAAAAAAATGGACGATGGCGGAAGCTAAAAAGTGGGTAGCAGAGCATAAGGATTTTAAAGATATTAAAATAAAAGAGCTTGAATACAAAGAGCGTTGGAATAAATCACTATCTAAAGCCTTTGATATAGCAGCAGTTCAAGCTCCTATAGCATCATTTAGTTATGCCCTTTATGAGAAATTCTTAGAGTGTAAAGTAAAGGATGTTTTCCTCAATAGCTATTCAATCCCCTCTCCATTACTTGGGACATATCTGGCCGGGTTCAAAGAGATTTTAGGTGACTTCAAATTAAAGGATACTAGAAGCTTTAATTGGGATGGCAGGGAAGTGCCTCCGATACATGAAGTAATTAAGCTTAATTCTGACAAGTCTGATGACTTCCTCATTAACGGAGTAAATTTTTACGATGCAGACAGCAAGCCGCTTATAGTGAAATTCAGTTTAAGCTGGGATGGGATAGATGTTTCAATAGTTACATCAAGTAAAAATAAGGAATGGAATAAAGAGCTTCTGGATAAGGTGCATGATTGGGCTTATGAAAACAATTTTCTTAGAGGTGAAAAGTTCGCACTCAGTGGCGAGTTCCTAGATGAACCAGGCGATGATTGGGATAACCTGATTTTAGATTCTAAGTATAAGGATTCGATAATCAAGTCAGCTAATTTTTTAGAGAAGAAAGGCAAGAACTTAACAGGACGTGGATTGCTGTTTATCGGCCCTCCTGGCACAGGCAAGACAAAGACGGGGCGAGTATTAATGAATGAATTGGATACGACATTTATCTGGGTATCTAGCCGGGACTTTCGGTACATCGGCCCGCTTAAAGCCTTATCATTGGGTTTTTCCCTGGCCCGTGATTTAGCCCCATCGATTCTATTCCTTGAAGATATAGATACATGGCTGAGGGGCGAGATGGAATTTGTGACGGATTTGGTAAAGACTGAAATGGATGGTATAAAGCAGAATAAGGGGCTGATTACCATAATGACATCTAACTATCCAGAGAAACTTCCGGACGCCTTGCTAGATAGGCCGGGCAGATTTCATCACATTATCAATTTTGAATTGCCAAAGGAAAAGGAAAGGAAGGAGATGCTTACTTTATGGGCTGGAGACATAGAAGAAAAGCTACTTGATGACATCATAGAGAAGACGAAGGGATTTTCAGGAGCTCACCTGAAGGAGCTTGTCGAGTTTGCCAAGATGATAGCAGAAGAGGATGAGACGGAAATAGGCAAGGCATTGCTGAAGAGCCTTGATAAGTTGATTGAGCAGAGGGAGTTGATAGGGGAGATAAAGGATAACAAGGTTGAGGTTAAGGCTGTTTGGGGTAAGGTAAAGTGGTTTGATGGGGAGGTTACAATAGGAAGAACCTGGGATGAATTAAGCGACGAAGAAAAAGAATATAGCAAAAAGACTGGAAAATCGCTTCCGACAGTTGAGCTTAGAATTATGGATATTCCAGAATTTAAAGAATATATGGGGACACTGCAGGATCAAGTTACCGAACTAAAGGAAGGTCGAGTCCTGAGCACAAAGAATCGCACAATGGTTAAGGATACAATCGACGCCCTGACAGTACTCAAGGAACGATTAGATGAGCTTTACAACGCAACTGAACCGCCTAGCAGGGAAGAGGAAAGGACGGCGGAGATTGCAGTAGAGAAGAGCTTGATTGTGGAGAAGGACAGTAAAAAGCCTGAGTTGGATGATAAACTAGCCAAAGCGATCGAGAAAGTATTGAGCGGTGATAATCTGAAGGAGTTGTTAAGTAAGGCTGTGGGTGAGGCTGTGGATATAAAAATTAAAAGGAAATTAGGGAGGGTGGAATGACAAAAAATGAATTAAGCCATATCGAAACGCTAGAGAATGCCGTCAAGTGGGATTATTTCAAACAGGCTTTGAATTGGTCAACAGAAAAGATTGCTTACGAGATGTATCTAAATGAGAGACGATTGAGAGAGTGGGTAAATAAACGGGCAACAATAATAACAGAACTTATTAAAGCAAATCCTGGGGCGGTCAAGACAATTAGAAAAAGATTGGAAAAAGAGGTACCTATATCAGAAGAAAAGCCGGAGAAAAGACTAAATCTTGACATTAGGAAGGTTGTTAAAAAGCACAAAGAAGGCAACTCTCTGACGCAATTGGCAAAAATATTCAAATGTGACGGGGATGATTTTAGGCGATGGTGGAGTGATAACCTTAGCATAATCAATCAGGAATTTAGGAAGGAGCGTTAAATGTTTGACAAAGATAATATTGAAGTAAGATGGGCATCTGATTCTGAGCGGTTAAAAATTAGACAGAATATAAAAAAACAGGTAGTAAATATTGAAGGCATTAATTATAGTTTTGATCTTTTCAGAGGTTTCGGTATTGGACGAAGCGGGCTTGCATTAAATGAACCGTTTCAAATTATTAGAAGAGAAGATGGCGTAATAGCAATTAAAAAAATAAAAAAGACAGGGAGAGTGAAGTAAAATGGTACATATTGAACTCGAAAATAAAATAAACGGGACTGAGATAGTCAGTCTTGAAGAGCTTGTGTTAGGATTTCTTGAGGAATTTCAGGAGGATGTCAGTGAAGAACAATTTGCTGGTGCATCTTTTTGGGATGTTATAAAGTCTTTTGTTCGGTATCTTGATAAGCATGATTATAATATTTCTAAATCTCATCATGTGGAAAGCCAGAAACCCTCAAAGCTATCGCAAGATATTCAAGATAGATGCAAGCAATTTTATTTACTAGATTGGAGAAAAAGAACGAGAAAGTATCTACCGCATGCGGGTACAGAAGAAATCTGTTTTTGCTGTGGTGCTACAAAAATAGTTGGTTTAAGTGAACACACTCTTAAGATGAGAGCAAAATCGAAAACTAGAGCTGAACTTGAGGCAGATTGGGTTCGGACAAATACTGAAGATAATAATATTTTTCTCAATCAAAAAAGAAAATGATATAAATTTTGGATAAATTAAAGTGATTAATCAGGCTCTATTTATTAAAATAAAGTCTGATTAATCCTGCTGGCTTTGGGAAAGAGTAAACTAATCTTTTCCGGCGATGTCAGTAGAGTGAGGCATTTAGCAGAGGTTGATACAGAGCAACCAGCTATCATGTGTTGAATCTACGGAGACATTAGGCACGAAGGCGAGTTGAAGGACCTGAAATTTAACAGCCAGTAGAGAATGGAGAAAAAATTGAGCGAAGAAAATAAAGAGAAAAAAACAATGACAGAAGCTGAACTCACTCAGCATATTCTGGATACAACAAGGAAAAATCTTGATGAGTTTGCAAAAAAAGCAGTTGAAGATAAGTTAGGTGAATTAGCTGAAGAGAGCAAAATAAATCTAAACAAAAAGAAAGCTAAAGAAGTTCTTGACGGCCTAAAACCTACCGAGGAGGAAGAGGAAGCGGTTGAGAGAGGTAAGGAGTTTGGAAGCCCGAAAAGAATCTATGACGCTTCAGGAGAACTTGAAAATAAAGAGGAAATAGAAAAAGCACAAGCAGAATATTTAGAGGCAATAATTAAAGCTAAAGATATTGGCTTGGCAAAAAGGACAGTTGATCCCCGCTTAACTTTCATCACATCTCAAGGCGATATTAAAACAGCCGGACACATGGTAGAGGGCGAAGACAGCCAGGGCGGATTTTTAGTGCCCGAAGTTTTTAGACCAGACCTTCAGACGATTGCTCTTGAAAATTCAATAGTAATGCCGAATGGAGCTACGGTTATACCCCCAGTTAAAACGGATTCGATTAAAATACCGTATATTGATGACACCTCTCATGAAACGACAGTATTCGGTGGAGTGCAGGCTAAATGGGTAGCAGAGAAGGGAACGAAAGGCGCCACTAAGCCCACATTCGGACAGTTGTCTCTGACCCCGCATAAATTAGCGGGGGTAACCTATCTTTCACATGAGTTGCGAGATGATTCTGCCATTGCGCTTGTGCCGCTGATCAAGAGAATGTTCGGTTCTGCATGGGGTTATTTTACAGACGATGCTTTTCTTAATGGCACTGGCGCTGGTCAACCGTTGGGGATTCAGAATTGTAGTTGTATAAAGACTGTTCTCAGGAATACGGCTAGTCGAGTATTTTTTGAGGACTTACGTGAAATGTATGCTTGCATGCTCCCCGCCTCTCATCCATATGCAATATGGGTAATTAATCCCAGTGTGCTTCCTGACCTTATTGGAATGACTTCGGGCGATACTGCTCCCGCCGCTGCTACTAATCCTATCTGGATCAACCGAGACATGGGTGCGCAGAATCCTATTCCAGGCAGAATTTTTGGAAGGCCATTTTTCATTAGTGAAAAAATGCCAGGTCTTGGCACACAGGGCGATGTTGGTTATTTCGATATGAGATACTACCTCATTTTCAATCGCCAGCCAATCACAATAGATTTCAGCTCGCATGTTGGTTTTGTAACTGATGAGGATTGCTGGAGATTTGTACTTAGAGTTGCTGGTCAATGTTGGCCGCAGAGTGTAATAACACCTAGAAATGCAGCCGCACCAGTAACTTCAATGTCACCTTTTGTTGTGCTAGATAACGCCACAAGCTAAGAGATCGAAATGGAATATAAAGACAAAACGGGCGGATTTAAATGTGTAGGTGAATTTCTTGTCAAAGTCCGTAAAGCTTACGATGGCGAAGGACAGCCGGATAGCCGGCTAATTTTTGGAAAGACCGCAGGGCACATGGAGGAAGGAACAGATTCACAGGGCGGAGCTTTAGTCCCAAAACAATGGGCTAAAGAAATTTATCATGCAGCTATGGAAAATGCGATTGTTAGGCCACGGTCTACAGTTTTTCCGATGAAAAGTGATTCGCTTGTGATAAGGCGATTAGTTGATTCAGACAGAAGCTCAAATCTATTTGGCGGGATTGTATTTAAATGGGTAGAGGAGCGAGGAGATAAATTTGGTGCTATATCTAAGCCAGCAGTAGGTGCAGTTGAGTTGAATGTTCATAAGCTAGTGGGCAGTTGCTTTGTTTCAAATGAACTTGAAGATGATTATGAGAGTTTTGGCGAATTCGCTAAAACATCATTCGGGCAGGCTATTCGATTCATAGAGGATGACGCATGTATCAACGGCACAGGCGGCGGAATGCCTCTGGGTATCACACAAGCCGGGTGTAGAACACGAGTTACACGTACTGCGGTTGGAGTAATTGACTGGAGAGATATTGCTAATATGGCCAAACGGTTACTCCCGCGAAGCTGGGAAAGCGCTGTATGGCTGTTGAATCCTGATGTAATAGGTGAGTTATTCGAAGCGACAGCCCCGGCGGCAAATCAAGCGGCAGTTCTTAATCTTAGCAATCGAACGCTCTGGGGAATACCGTTCATCCCTACAGAGAAATGCCAGACAATGGGAACGGAAGGCGATATTATTCTTGCTGACTTCGGTCACGGGCATTATCTTATAGGTGACAGGGAAATGAGGATTTCAGCGTCTCGTCATGTTAACTATGAAGACACCTCTCTTGAGGTAAGCGAAACATATGGTTATGTAACCGATGAGACATTTTGGAAAATTGTTCTCAGGACAGACGGCCAACCGCTTTTGAGTGCAGATATTACACCGAAGCGGGGAGCTAATGACCTGGGGATGTTTATTGTATTAACAACAACAAGCTAATAGGAGGTAAAAACTATGGCAAATATACACAAATGTACAGAGAACGTTCGTTCAAGCTACGGTGCTTTTAGTTCTGCTCTAGGTGGCGAGGGAAGTGACCTTGTGACTTCTGCTGAATTTGTCAACATGGCAAATTATGATCTGGTTGTGGGTCTTGCTCATGCTTCTGGAGTTGCAAGCGATGCGGTATTAACGCTTGCCATGTGGCAGGCAACTGCTTCAGATGGCAGCGGCTCTAAGACGGTTTCAGGTGCAAGCGATACATTCACATCTACCGCTACAAGCGATACAGATGTTCTAGTGGCTCAGGTTCGAGGCGAAGACCTAGATGTAGATAGCGGCTTTCAGTATGTGGGGTTTAAACTCGCAACTGATGCGGGAAGCGGGACGGAGAAGGTTGGCGGTGTGCTATTACAGTTGAGACCAAGATATGCACAGGCAACATTGCCTGCTTAATTTTGAATGAGTTAGGACAGGGGGCAGGCTTTGGCTTGCCTCCTGATCCCTTCTTTTTATAAGGAGGATATATGAGAATACTTTGGCATTCGGCATCGCCTATGGCCAATTCAGGTTATGCAATAGTCACAAAAGAGATAATCCAGAGGCTTAGGGATGCAGGTCATTTTGTGAGAGTCGGGACTAAACATGCAGATCATGGATGGTATAAGTGGGATGAGTTTGAGATATTCGAAGGAACGGATACGTTTTTCATTAATCAGATGATTAAAGATGAGAATTTTGATTACATTTTTACCCTCTGGGATATCTGGCTTCTGCAAGGCAAAAGGCAGTATCCGAAAGAGAAATGGGTCGCTTATGTCCCTGTGGATACAGAGTATATAAGCAAAACATTAGCTGATGTCTGCAAAAATACCGGAATGCAGGTGGCGATGTCAAAGCATGGGGAGAGGGAGTTGAAGTCTGTGGGGCTTAAACCTTTTTATGCACCTCATGGGGTTGATACAAAAATATTCAAGCCTAAGCCCGAGGCAAGGAAAGCATTTAGAGATGAACTCGGACTTTCAGGGGACTGCTTTGTTATAGGCTCTGTAGGTCTTAATTATGGAGATGACCGGAAAGGATACGTACCCCTTATGCGGGCTTTCAAGGAATTTCACAAGAGGCATCCAAAATCTATACTTTATCTTCATTCTCTCGCAAATGAGAGGGATTCAAGGCAAAGCTTTATAAATTATCATAAAATAGCAGCTAATCTTGGGATAGATAAAGCGTTGGCCTGGCCTCCACAGTTGGATTATGCATTGAGCAGAATAAATCCGGATTGGCTAGCTGATATTTACAATGGATTCGATGTATTCTGCCTTCCAACTAAAGGCGAAGGTTTTGGGCTCCCGATAATAGAAGCACAAGCCTGTGGTGTCCCTGTGATACTGACAAATACAACAAGCTGTCCGGAACTATGTAAGACGGGATGGCTTATCAATACGACTGAGGATGACAGTCGATGGCTGCCAAATGAGACGTGGAGATTTGAGGCTAAACCATCTGCGATATTAGAGAAATTAGAGGATGCCTTTTCTCTCTGGGGGTCAGGTCGATTTGATTCCATGAGAAAAAAAGCAGTGACTAATATTATGGAATATGATTGGAATAATGTATGGAAGAAATACTGGCTTCCAGTGTTTAAGGAAATGGAAAAGAGGCTTAAATGAATGGCGATATAATCGTATTCACTAAAGACTGGACTAGCTGCTGGAAGAAGGGCGATAGATTTAAGAGGTCGTCCAGGCCGCAGTTTGCAGCAACAGTCATTGAGGCTGGCTATGCAAAGGCTTTAAGCAGGCCGCCTAAGAATAAAATGATAGAGGCGGCAGAGAAGGAGAAATAAAATGTCAAATCATAGAATAAAATGGGAATATGATTCAGATATTGATGATTATAGTTATAATGTTGTTGATGCAGTGGCACGGATTCAAGGATATACCGGCGCAACTTATCAGAATTTAAGAATAGACCCTGCAACTTTTTCTCTTCAGGTAATAGATTTTATGGATTATGAGGTTCATGCAGGACATGCTTTTGTTGTGAGCCAGAGAAGTGCGGTTGATGCTTTTGATATATTATCGCCTTTATCATTTTATATCATAACCCCAAACACAACAAAACATTCACATATAGCTCTCTATGGAGAGGCGAATCTACCGGCATACTGGGAACTTTTTGAGGATACAGGAAATGCAGCGGAATTCAATGTATCAGGAGGAAGCACTATAACCCCGATAAATAGGAATAGAAATTCAGATATTACATCTACGCTCACTATTACAACCGGTCCTACCATCACAGCTGCTACCGCTGCGGCACTAATAGCGACTGAGGCTACAGGAAAGGCAGGGGGCGACGGGAAAAGTTTAGGATTTGTCTTAAAAAAGAACACAAAATATTTAGCCAGAGCAACGTCCTATCTGGATAATAATGAAGGAAGTTTCAGAATGAAATGGCATGAACATACTGATTTAGAATAAATTATAGGAGAGATAAATGGCAATAAAACAAAAACTAAACGCCGCCTGGCAAACTAACGAAGCTATGGATGCCGTGTTTGAGGTACGGGCGCAGGTTGAAAATGCCTATAACGTACTTGAGGAGAGTATTGCGAGGATTAAGGAGATAACTTCTGATGCAAGCTTTGCCAATGTGGACTTAGAGATTAAGACTGAGGGTGGGGCAATAATAAACATTTTAAACCAATCTAAAACTGCACTTGATGGACACCTTGATTTTATTAATTGGAGGAAACCTGTTTAATGGCTGCCCCTACGCTTGAAACTAACGCCGCCGCCGATACGTTGCGGATTATGGATGGAAATGCTGGCAATCCCGTTACCTGGAATGATGTATGGGAGTGGGGTGCTGGAGGTGGTGCTGGATTAGTTCCTAGGGATGGCGGTGGCAATGCACGAGTTGATACTTTTATGACAGAAACTGTTGCAGATGCTGTTTATCTGATATTGAAAGACATTGAATTTGGTGATGGAGTTGCGCCGACTTATTTTAAGTCAGCACAGGAAATGATTTATTTTTCTGACGATATGGAATTTAAAGTTAAAACAAATGCTACTTTGGAAATTGGTGATTTGGCAGATGTTTGGGCTTATAAGGGTAGTATGTGGTCAATGAGCCAGGCTGCTCCAACTTCGTGGTATATACTCCCTACTAGCGGTACGGGAACATTTAAAATGTATGGTTCCAATTTATGTCTAAGGGGTAATGTAGCGGATTACTGGCAACTTTTATGGGATGGAGGAGATGTAGATATACGCAATTCTATTATGAGTTGTCAAGATATTGATACCTCTCTTATATTCACAAATAATCTGAATACATTAAAGATGCAGGATTTATATGTTAGCGGGTTTTACTTATTGGGGATTTATCACGCTTTATCCGCCGATTCCAAGAATATATGGGGTCATTATATTAACTATGGGATTTTTAGTCGTAATGCTAATGTAACAATAGATGGAGTTAGATTAACTTTTACAACAACTGCTCAACTTAGAGAATATACTGGACACACCCTGAGCGCGAAAGATGTAATTGGCACGATAAGCACAGTTCAAATAGACAATGCCAGTGGTGTTATTATTCAGCAATATACCTGTAATATCCACATAGCCGATAAATCTGGGGCTAATTTAGCGGGGGTAACTGTGGATTGCGAAGATCAGTTTGGAGCTGCTGTTTGTGCTGCCGGAACAATCGTTACTGATGTGGCTGGTAATATAGCAGAGCAAGTTATAAATTATAAGCAATGGGCGGGAACATCGGAAACGCTCACAA